AGGCGGAGGTAGCGGGAGGTGGTGCGGCGGTGCGAACGGGAGAGCATCCAGATGCAGGATTCAAGGGCATCGGGAGCGTCGTCGTGAGAGTGCGAACCGTGCTGAAACATTAAGAGTTGCTCTATGAGGATTCGTACGCCGTCGGTGGTGCGCTCGGTGTCGCTTATGGTGATGAGTCCACGCTCAAATAGCGGTTGGAGGGTTTCGATACGGGCGAACTTATCTGGCTTTTTGCGAGGGTCGCCAAGTATGGGAATGTGAAGTCCGGCGAGGTCTCCGGCTTTGCGGAACTCGTCGAGGATAAGGTCTTGCATAAAGTTGCTTTCCATATAGAACTGCACGGGAGCGCGTCCTGCTATCCATTTAATAAGGTCGTAATGCCATTCTATCATCGCAGAAACGGAGGTTTGCGCGGCGTACACCTTTAATATATGGTAATGGCCGTCGGTGGTGAGACCGGCGAGAACTGTGGCTTTGTAGTCGGCTGTGGCAGAGGATTTGAAACTCGGGTCGGTGTAGCAGACAAGTTTGCGGTATTGACGGAGCGGCAAGGCTGGTGCGTATTTGATGTGCCGCTGTTCAAAGATTGCTCCTTCTACGAGCGGATTGTTCATATACTCCTTTTCAAAGTTGCGTTCGCCCATCATTGAGCGCATTTCACGGATTTCAGATAGTTTGTAGTTTTCCTTCCACGTTGGCAGACCGTCGGAGTCTAAGATGTTGACCTGTGTGTGAAACACTCCGGGACGTTCCATTACACTTGCCAATACAGAGGTTTTACTGATAAGGTTTCCCACCATTATAAAACGTCCGCGACCGGCTTCCATTGTGCCGAACAATGCAGATAGCACCCATTCGGTGGCTTCGGACACACGCTGTGAGTTACGGCACATGGCATCGTCGTCGATGTCGTCGATAACAATGTAATCGGGTCGGTGGGAGTTGTTTTTGAGACCGCGCGGCGATTGTCCACGTCCAAGTGACACAAAATAACAGTCGTCGGTGGTGAGGAACTCACCTTCGCTCCAGTTGCCGCTTTTCATCTGTGTGCCAAAGTCGTGGATGTAGAGTTCGTTGTAGGCGAGTTGCTGTTGAAGGTCGGCAAGGAGACGGTCGGCGGCATCTTCTGATTTGGAGACAACAACCATGGTGTGGAACTGCCGTTTGTCTTGGATTTTGAGCCAAAGCGGTACGAGTACGCCCATGTGAGTACTTTTGGCGTGTCCGCGTGCCCACTCGAATACGGCTCGGGCGTTTGGGTTGGCGAGGATATATTCTGCGGCATCGGTTTGGAACTTGCCGCATTTGCAACGGGCTATTTCAGGGAAATATGTGCGCACAAAATAGGCGTAATCGTGTTTTGCACGGGTTATGCGGCGTTGCTGTGCGGCTTTGGTTTCTGTTATGGAATGTTTGGCGCAGATGTTCTGAAAGTGTTTCATCTCTGCCTGCCATTGTTTGTAACGTTCGGTGCGTGTTATGTCCATGGTGTTTAGTGTTTTATTTTGGTATCTTCGTAATCGGATTGGTTAAAGGTCTGTGCCTGTTGAGTAGTGGTTAAGGTTGTATTTCCTGATACAGAGTGAACATGTGTGTTAAAAGTGTTAACCAGAGCATTCAACTTGTTGGTTAGTGCTTTTATATTGACCAAGCCGCCTAATTCGCCGCCGTTGATTGTTATGGTTTCGTTGCCTCCGTTGATTGTTATGGTTTCAGCCTTTTCAACCATCAGCACCACAAGGTCGCGCATTTTGCCGGAGGAGAGGTCGGCGACGAGGACGGTGCTATTGACAGCGGGTTTTACGATGACGGTTGTTAAACTTTGTGAAAATCCGCATACAAGGCGCACGTTTTTATGCTCCAAGCCTTGATATTTAATGGTACATTCCGTATCTTTGCTTTCAACCACGGTGGCTTCGAAAAGCGTTGCGCCGCCGTCAGTGGAGGCTATAGAACGTATCAATTTTTTAATTTCTGAATGTTTGCCCATTATGAAAAAGTTTTTAATGTTATCGTTATTGGCTCTGCCTTGTCTTGGAATGGCTCAGAGCAAACCATCTGAGTTTTATTGGCTCTATTACACCCCCGACAGCACCGCGTATATGGAACGCGAGTTTAAGTACGGAGGCTACCAAGATTCATATCATTTTATCGATCACACCGTTTCTCGTGCCAATATGACAGACGAACAACGGGAAGATTACGACCGCAGATGTTTGGAGTATGCCAAGACCATTGTGTTTTACACCAAAAAGGAGCTTGAACGATACCCCGTGAAGTTGAAACCCGGGGACAAGTACAACCAGTCGCGCAGGAGCCAACGCTAAGAGAGTTTCTTGCCAAGGGTGATTTTGCGCGTTATGCCGCCGCTGCTGCAAGTGGTTACAACCGATTCTACGAAGTATTTTCCGTTACGGTCGGGGTCGTAGGGGTCGGAGATTTCGGCTGTGTCGCCTTTGTCGATGCTCGGGATGCACCACGCCTGAAAGCTGCCTTCGTAGCCGCTGTAACTTTTGGCGGCGTACATATTTTCGGCTATTTTGTCGAGCATCGACTGTGTGGCAATGCCTTTGTAGTCGAAGGTTTCGGTGTCGCCGCCTCCTTCGCCTTTTTCGGCTGTGAGTTCTTTGCCGGTTTTGTCTTTTCCTTTTGCTGTTACTTTTAGTTTTCGGTCCTCCTTATCCTTGTATTTTAGTGAATATCCGTCTGCCATAACGTTTTTGGATGTGTCGTAACGCACTGTTTTGGTGCTTTCGGGCGTGATGTAGGGCGGTGTTACGTTGAATACGCCGTCTTTAATGTACATCATACAGTGGCACTCGTCCTGAATGGTTTTTAGCACGTCCAACGCTGTGGCATTCTTTATTGTGAACTTGTCGTAAGCAAAGTCGTATTTGCAGTTAAGTTTTAAATCGGGTTGTACAGCCTTTATAACGACGTTTAAAAGGTTTTTCACCGTCGGGTTTTTGTAAGGCTTGTCGTCCATTTTCGTTTGGTTGAACTTGTAGATTTCGTCCTGACAGTAGATAACGAGGCCGCTTTGGTCGCGTTCCACGCTTCGGATGTAGCCGGAGAACTCTTGGTGTAGGTCGCCGTTGTAGCCGAGGGATATGGTTACTGTCTGGTCGCGGCGGATTTTGGCGAGGTCGGCGATGTAACGGTTGAACACGCAGGCGGGGAGCTTGATAACGGCACTGTCGGTGAGGTTGCCGGTGTCGCGGGTGATTTCCACGCTGTCTAACAATTGGAGGTCGCGACCGTCAATGGTTATTTTCCAATCTATCTTGAACATTTTTTTCTTCTCTTTCTGTTTTGTTTGGATTGTAGTTTTTCTCTGCCAAAAGGGTTATATTAGGGTCGTCGGAACGGAGGGTTAGGGCGACGGTTTGGTTTTCTTTGCCTTGGGTGAAGGGGAAGTCGCATGATTCAATAACCGCGTAGGTGATGCCGTAAGCGTCGATAAGGTAGGGGCAAAGGATTTGGAACGGCTTGTCGTATTCCACGAATTTGCGGATGTCCTTGATGTAATCGTCGATACATTTGGTTTCGTCGGTCATGAGGAGCGCGCTGAGTTTTATGGACCAGTCGTCCATTGCCCACTTTTCCTTGACTGTTCCGCGAAGGTTGCCGTCGTATTTGGCAATTTGGCGGGTAACGATTTTGTTGGAATGCGACACCGAGACGAGCGGATCAATGGGAAAGGTAAATGATTCGCCCTGCTGCTCTCCGTGTTTGGGGTCTTTCTGAAACGTTACGGGCACGGTCTGCACATCGGTGTCGAAATGGAAACGGTTTTGCAGCGCGAAGCGTGTGGCTATGCCGACGGGGTTGTATGGTATTACTGGCATGGTTTGTTATATTTGGTTTTTGTAATGAGCTTTTATGTCGATGGTGCTTTGGTTGACGGTGAGGCTGTCGAGTTCCAGGCCGTCGGCATCGAAGTTGACACGGACGGAGTGTCGGAGGGCGGTGAGGTCGTTGTCGTTGGTATAGTCGCCGATGCCGACGCCGAGTGTGGGGTGCTCCTTGATTTCGCCGGGATGACAGGCAAGGATAAGGTACTGGTTCTGCTCGTCGGTGTCGCCTATTGCGATGCGGTTGTTACGCATGCGGATGTCGTGGGTTGTGTCGTCTAATTGTATTCCTATCATGGTCATTTGTTTTTAATTCATAATTCATAATGCATAATGCATAATTCATAATGCATAATTCATAATGCATAATTGGTTAAACTGCGGTTTGAACGGAGTAGAGGGCGCGGAGGAGTTGTTCTGTAAACAGATCTACTGTGGTTTGTGCGTTTTCTTCCACGGAGCCGTTGAAGTTGACTGTTTCCACCATGTTGCCGAGGTTGATGGTGATTTGGGTGTTTCGGGTGCCGCCGGAGGCAATGGATTCGTTTTTGGCTTTGGTGGCTTTGCCGAGGCCGCCTTTGCCGCCCTTGCCGCCGTTGCCGCCGTTGACTGCGTTTTCGAGGTCGGACTGAGTGTCGCCTTGCTGAGCCTCGTCGGTTTGGGTTTCGGACTTGGCAGGTTCGGGCAGGAGACCGTTGACCTTGTCACGTAGGCTTTGGACACCCTTGATGGCGAGGTCTACCCTAAGGATTTTCTTCATTCCGGGTATTTTGGCAATCATCTCCAAAAGGTTTTGGAAGGGTGATAGAACCGCGTCGATAATGGTCAAGCCGATGCGTTTTAAGCCTTCGAGGATGCCACCGGATTTGAAGCCGTCCACAATGCTGTCCCAATGGCGTTTGATGCTCATTACAAGATTCATAATGAGGGTGAGCGGCGGGCAAAGGAATATGGCATATTTGCCCCAGTCGTCCCAATATTTTATGACCTGGACCAATACGGCAATGAGCGCGCCGATGGCGATGACGATGCCCGTAACCGGCGAGGTGCATAGTAGTATTGCGCCGCCTACGATGCCGATGGCGACGGCGAGGGTGGAAAGTTCGTCGATGTTTTCGGCAATATAGTCGAAGAGTTGTGATATTACCCAAATTATGCCGTCGAATACCGGCGTTAACGCTTCCAATTTTGGGATGAGCGCGTCGATAATGGGCGGCAGTTTTTCTTGGATGATAGGGATGAGCTTCTGAGCGAATGGCAGTATCAGTTCAAAAACCTTTGCCTTGATGTCGTCGAATACGCCTTGGAGGACAGCCAGCTGACCTTGGAGGGTGTTGTTTTTGATGTCGTCGAGCATGCCGTGGAACTGACCTCCTTCGGCTGTGGCTGCTGCAAAAGCCTCCTCCACCATTTTGGCGGTGATAGTGCCTTTTGACATCTCCTCTTTAAGTTCGCCGATGCTTTTGCCGGTCTTTTTCGACATTTCGGCGAGTGGGTTGAAACCGGCGTTGATAAGCTGCATGAGGTCTTGACCGCCGAGTTTGCCTGCGCTGCTGATTTGAGCGAAGGCGAGTGACAAAGAGCCAAACTTTTGCGCATCACCGGCTGCGATGTCGCCGATCTGTTTAAGCACGGTTTGGGTTTTGCTGCCGGACAAGCCCATTGAAAGCATGTTTTTGGCGGCATCGTTAACGGTGGAAGTGCCATAAAGGGCGGCGGCGGTGGAAGTACGGAGTGCGTCGGCAAACTCCTTTCCTCTTTTTTCGGCGGTTTCCTTGGTGTCGCCGTCGGTTCTTAGCAAGGTGGTGAAGTTGACTGTGGCGGTCTGCCGTGCCATGCCTTCTTGGAATACAGGGGCGATGGCTCCGGCAACGCTCTGCGCTACGGATTTCAAGCCCATGAAGGCCATTCCGAACTTGGAGAGGTTGTCGAGGAGGTTGCCGGTGTCGCGTTTGGCGTTTTTCATCCCGGAGGAGATGCGGTCGCCCGCGCCTTTGCCGTCGTGTCCCACCTTGCCGTAAGCTGTGGCGAGCTTGTCGGCAAGTTCGCGGTTTTGGCGGAGGCCAGTGCCGGACTTGTCGTTGAGCGCGCGGAGGTTGTTCATAGAGATGAAGGAGGTCTGGCTTAACGCGCTTAGTTTGCCGCTGATGTCGGCCAACAGTCTGCCGAGCGTTACAAAAGGCTGCATGTTACACATACGATCGAAGTCGGCTTTAACCTTGGAAGCTTCGGTATCGATGTTTTGGAGTGTGGACGGCACTTGGGCAGCCTTGTCGAGACCTACTGGGGTGAGTTCTATTTTGAAGTTGATGTTATCCATGATGAGTTACGCAGAGAAAAATGTTAGACATCGATACAGTATTTTTGGCAGAGGAATCTGACCAAAGCGGGGTTTAGCACGGAGCGCGGACGGTAGCCGAGACGTTTGAGCGTGGGGAGGTCTTTGCGAATCCACTTGTTGAAGGTGGCTATGCAGACCCCGGCTTTGGATGCGAGCTGCTGACGGGTCATAGAGGTGTAGAATTGTCGTTCCATATCGGAGGAGTTAAGGGTATTACAAGGGTATTATAAGGGTATTATAATCATTGATAAAATTTGATAAAAATGACAACGGACTGCCACGTACTGCTAAGGTGCGGGATGCCGGGATATAACTTTGAGGCACGAACCATTAAAAACAGAAACTATGGCAAAAGTAAAATTTGTTTATCCAGTAGAATCGATGTCGGGCAAAGTAGAGGACGGCCAATATTTTGCATGCAAAAACGGCAAGACCATTTTGGCGACCTACGATGTAGAGAAAGCCAAGAGCCACAATCCCACAGAGAGCCAGTTGGCAGCGCAGGGGAAATTTTCGGAGGCGGCAGTTCAGGCGCGGACGCTTTTGGCGGACAACGCCAAGAAAGCCAAGCTTCAAGAGCTGTTTGTAGCAGCCGGACGACCGGGAACTCTCTTTGGCTGGGTGTTTAAAAAGATATACGCCGGCGAGAGCTTGGCGTTAGAGTAGAGCGTTGATCCATTGACATTGATTTTGTAAAAGTGCCGTAAACAAAGGTTTGCGGCACTTTTTTTTGCCGATGGAGGGGTGTACAAGGGTTAGGAGACTGCGGGCGAGGTGACGATGGGTGTCCAAACTGCGGGGCGTTCTGTTATGGAATAGTTATATGAGTCAGAATTGGTACATACATCTATATAATCAAGAATAGACTGTAAACCAAAAACTGTAGGGTCGCCTCCGTTAGGAATGAAACAAAACTGACCTGAAACTACAGCAATTCTTTTAAGGATATTCTTCCAATATGTTGAGTCATCTCGGAGGTATTGTGCGCTATTAATAAACGCTCTAATAATACCGGCACTGGTAATCACAAGACGGTCTCCATCTGCATTACGAAAGACTGCAAATTCATGTTCGTAAGTTTGGACAAATTGAGGGTTAGTAACAGTTGATGCAGATGACCATGCAGCTTGATCACTATCAAAACTTACATTTCTTCCATTGTCTTGCAATAATGCGAAAAAATATGGGTGACCACTGTAACTTTTGTAAGAGCGGAATCCATTGCAGAAACTTTCAAAGTCGAATGGAAATTTTTCCAAAGGCAAAGGAAATGTAAAATCTGAGCTACCATTCCATCGTGCTGGGACTAAGTCCAATATGCAAAAATCAGCATCGCTATATCTTGCATTTCCGTTTTCATCATCTGTGCACTCGTAAAACAAACCATGAGTAAAATGCTCGTTTGTGCCTCCAAGATACATATAAGGTGTACCTTTTTGTGGAAAAGTATTTTGTGTACCTGCACTCCATCTTGGAAATTCACGCCAGCCTACTAATCCTTCCACTGGAACTGAAACAGAATCAAAAAATTCTATTTGCAGTTCAGATGTTTTAGTAATTATTTCGGCTTGAAACTGTTGCAACAGCCCGGTGAGTGTCTCTTGGTCGGTGATGCCGGTGAGGAATGTTTCTATTTCCTTCCAACGGTTGATGGTGGTGTCGGAGACGTCGGCGGAGTCGAGAAAGTTGGTGACACGGGTGATGAAAGCCGGAAGGCCTTCCACGTCGGCAGCCACGTGGCTGTGGGCGGTGGGGGCGGCGGCGAACTGCGGGTCGGAGACAATCTCGGAGACTTTGGATGCCACCATGGTGTTTACTTCGTTGGTAGTTACTTTTTCTCTGAGTGCTTGCACCAAACCGTCGATTTTTGACTGGGTTAGGCTGTCCTCGTCTTTGTGGACAAAAGAGTCGATGAGCGCGGCGAACTGTGCCTCGGTGGGTGTGGCGTACTGACGGAAGTACTGTTTGAGGGTCTTTCTTGTTGTTGCCATGTTTTTGTGGGTTTTAGATTTTTATATTAAAGTGTGAGGGTTATGATGCGGATATGTAGCAGGCTGAGCCTTCGAATGTAGCATTGTTTCGGTAGCACATTGTTGAAATTATTCCATCTTTTGTGATTCGGAAAGGCACAAGGTTGCTGCTGTTAGGCTGATTAGGTGCGTCGGCGCCAAAATATACCATTCCTACACCGTGATAGTTGATAATAGGGCGGAACTCGGACGGTATTTGTTCGCTCATAGAGCTGTTTTCGTAATAACCCTCCGGGGTGGAATAGGCGCTGAATCTAACGTATACCACTCTGCCCTGTTTGTAAAACTCCAAATGAGCCTTGTGTGTATCGATCGTTACTGCAAGTTTGTTGTCGATTTGCATTTTGGAGTAATACTCATCGTCGTGGTCGTGAGTTATGTTAGCGTATACGTTGTCGTGGTTGTGGTTTGCCGCAGCCTTGTCGTCAAGTGCGCTTTGCAGGTTTGTTATGTCCGAAATGCTGTGGGAGTGACTTGGGGCAGCGTAGTTGTGGGTGTGTCCTATGTTCGACTTGCCGTCCAATTGAGACTTTAACCCTTGCACATCGTCAATACTATGGCGGTGTTTTGTTGCCGCGTAGTCGTGGGTGTGCCTTTTGTTAGCGTATACGTCGTTGTGGTTGTGGTCGATGGCGGCGTATGCGGAGTCGTGGTTGTGGGTGGTATCCGCCTTGGAGTCGGCTAATGCCTTTAAAGCCGCGTTGGAGATTTCGGACAGGGAGGAGAACTCAGACCAGCTCCAAGTGCCGGTGGTGCCGGAGACGAGCTTGCGCATGGTGTAGGCGGCGTTGAAGGTTTCGCCGTTGGCTGATGCGTTGATGTTGTCGGTTTTAATAGAGCAGCGTGCGCCGGAACCGCCGGGGAAATAGAGGATTTCGCCAAGGAGGTCGTTACCTGTGCGCACATATACATAGCCGGCAGAACGTGGTGAGCCTGTGCAGCCTTTGATGATAAGCCTGTCGCATCCGGCTATCTGGGCTATGATGGCTAAGTGCTTGATGTTTTCCTGTATGTAGTCCATGCTTTCGCAGTCGAGCGGGAAGCGTGGAAAATTAAGGTAGTTACCTAATATTGTTTCTTTCTGTGCCATTATGAATTGTGAATTATGAATTATGCATTATGAATTAACTTCCATTTTTTGCCGGGGGTTTTGGCGTTGTTGACAACGGAGCGGAAACGCGCCAGCTCCTCTTCGCCGAGGCTGATGTTAGATGGCACGTAGACGGTGAAGTCCACGCGTTCTTCGGCGTTGTGGGCGCGGAGGTTGAGCATGATGTGGGGGTTTTCGCGGTCGTCGCGGCGCACGGGCATAAGGATGGAATCGGGACGAGGGTCGCGGCGGTAGAGGTAGAACGGTTCTGCCAATTCCGCCTGGCTGTCGGTGACTGTTATGCCGGGCTGGTCGCCGTTAAAAATGTGGTTGAGACAGTATTCCAACCGGCACACCTGTGCGTTGTATTTCAGCTGTATGAAAGTTTCTTGGCGGTAGGCGTTGAGTGTGTCGCGCAGGAGGTTGAACACCATAGCCAGCACGGAAAGCACCGCCACCATTTTGGACTTGCGGAGCGGTGTGGGCAGCAGCGTTACTGCCATTGGTACAAAGTCGGTTTGGTATACTCTCTGGTGCATGGCTAATAGGGTATCATGTTGATGGTGAGTGTTCCGGGGTTGAAGTAACCGGCGTAGGGCGTGGCTTTGTCGGCTATCGAGTAGTTGTTGCCAAGGGCATCGACGGCGTAACAGCCAGTGCCGTTTGGGAGGTCGTTACGCACCTGTACAATCTTAACGCCCTTGACGGCTTGGAGGGTGTCGGTGAGAGCCATAATGGAAAACTCGCCGTTGAATGGTAGGTTTTGGAGGTAGGCTTTCATGGCAGCTTTGCAGTCGGTTTTTACGGCGTTGGCTTGGAGCAGCGGGTCGTACCAGATGTTCACGGTACAGTTGAACTCGTCGCCGACTTCGTTAATGAGGCGTGTTTTAACACCGGCGTATTTGATGCGGAGGATGTACTGCTCGATCTGCGTCTGTTGGTCGGTGAGGGGTATGCGGTTGCCGTT